CATGAAGTTCTTCCTGCATACGGTAGACTTTGGGTAGCGGACATTAGTGCAAACAAATCTACAGTTTATTGGTCTGACTTATTGAATGGCTCTGCGTGGACTGGGGGTACTTCCGGTTCATTGAATGTGAGCAAAGTGTGGCCTAACGGTTCAGATGAGATTGTCGCTCTAGCGGCTCATAACGGCTATCTAATCATCTTTGGCAAGAACACTATACTAACCTACAGCGGTGCTTCAGATCCTGCTACAATGGCTCTAGCGGACACTGTGGCTAATGTAGGGTGTGTCTCTAGAGATTCCGTACAGCACACCGGAACAGATTTAATTTTTCTATCTTATGAGGGCGTAAGAAGTTTAGGTAGGACTATTCAAGAAAAGTCAATGCCTGTAAGAGACATTAGTAAAAATGTTCGCAACGACTTGATGTATGTAAATACTCAGCAAATCAATAGTCCTATTAGAAGTATCTATAGTCCGGAAGAAGCATTTTATTTGTTAGCTTTTACAGACTCTAACTATGCGTACTGTTTTGACATGAGAGCACCATTAGAAGATGGGTCTCATAGGGCGACTACGTGGTCCAACGTAAACTTACGGTCCTTTGAAAGACTACAAGATGGGACATTGTACGTAGGCAATACTAATGGTATTGCAGAGTACAGCAACTATCAAGACTACGGTGCTAGTTATGATATGTCTTACTTCAGCAATCCTTTGACTTTTGGGGATAGCTCAAGACTGAAGATGCTCAAAGAAATTATCATGACGTTTATTGGTGGTCAAGGAGCACAGGTTAATATTAACTGGGGCTATGACTATACTCAAGCGTACAAGAAGCAAATTGTAACTATTGATTCTGGTAGTGTTGTAGGATACTACGGTGTCTCTGAATATGAAAGTGACATTGTAACCAGACCGGATTCAAACTGGGCAGAATACAGTTCATCTATTATTGTAGACAGACCTAAAACTAAAACAACGGGGACTGGCACAGTAGTGACAATAGGTATTGAAGCAACTATAAATCAAAATGCTTTATCTTTGCAGGAAGTTAATATTCAAGCTTTAATCGGTAGGATGATATAATGAGTAATTATTCAAAAACCACAAACTTTACAGCCAAAGATACTCTTCCTACAGGTAACGCAGCGAAGATTATTAAAGGTGCAGATTTTGACACAGAATTTGATGCAATCCAAACAGCGGTAGCCACTAAATCAGATACGGCTAGTCCTACATTTACGGGGACAGTAACAATACCTAATCTGACATTTACAGGTACGTTGTCAACTGGAACTATTCAGGGAGGGACGTACTAATGGCGCTTATTGATGATTTGTTGGGCTTAGGTTTTGATATCACCCAAGCTAAAAACTTATCGGATCAGATACAGAAGTTCGGTACAGAAGCTCAAACAAAAGCTGAAGAAATAGGCACACAAGCCTATGACGCTATGCAGTTTAAACCGTTTACGGTTACTTCAGGAGTTGGAGGGGTAACAACAACTGCTGACGGTAGCACAGCATTACAGCTAACCCCAGAGCAACAAGCTCTGCGTGATACACTCTTTGGTGGTTCTCAGGCGCTCGCTGAACAGGCTACAGCAGCCTATGACCCCATTTATGCTCAAATTGCACAGCAGGCATACGGCGGTGTATCTCCGCTTCTAACACAGGCTCAGCAGGCTTCTATGGCTGCTGGAGCTATGGACAGAGGAGCTAGAGAACAAGAAATCATGGGGAAATTTGCTGCATTGCAAGCTCCTCAGCAAGAAAGAGATAGATTAGCTCTAGAAAATAGATTGGCTGCACAGGGCCGCTTAGGTACACAAACGGCTCAGTTTGGTGGTACTCCAGAGGGCTTAGCTCTTGCTAAAGCACAAGCAGAAGCTGGAAACCAAGCAGCTCTTATGGCTATGCAGCAAGCAGGCACAGAGCAGCAACAGGCAATCGCTAGAGCACAAGGGTTACAAGGGCTTGCCAGCGGTATGTTCGGTATGGGTACTACAGCTCAGATGACACCTAGACAGATACAAGGGATGGATTTACAGAACTTAGCAGGTATGATGACTTCTGGATACGCCCCTGAACGTGAGCTTCTGAATCAACTACAAGTAGGTACTAATATTGCAAGTCTTGCTGATGTAGCACGTAGGCAAGCTGCTATGGAAAGAGCGCAGACTCGTATGACTGGTCTTGAAGCAGCACTAGAAGCACAGAAGGCACGAGCAGGTCTTATAGGTCAAGCAATGGCATCTGCTGGTCAAGTTATCGGTGGTGGTATGGGTGGTGGAGGTCTATTTAGCAGTCTTTTAGAAGCTACAGGCGCTGGAGGTTCTCTTCCTAGCTGGCTAAAAAATATTTTAGGAATTTAACATGGCTAGATTTTCAGAAGGGTTTTTAAGAGACATACGTAACTATGGTCGTATGTCTCCAACAGAAGGCCGTAGACAGTCTATGCAAGCTACTCCTTCGGTATATCAACAGATGGGTACTACAGATCCTCTAGCTCGTAGAGTAGGCAGTTTGTTTAGCAATCTAGGCGTAGACACGAGTTATATGCAGACTGCTCCAGAGCGTATTGCTGCTGAGACTAAGGGTTTGGACTTGTCTACTATTGAAGGGCAGCAGCAAGCCATCCAAGCAGAACTTCAATATATTCAAGACCCTCAAGCACGTAGAGCTTTAGGTATGCGTTTAATGGAATTAAATAAATTAAAGCTTCAGCAGGAGGAATTAGCGTTAAAAAAGCAACAAGAATTAAGCCAACAAACGGCTATTGAGCAAGTAGCTTTATCTTTAGAATCTGAATATAAAGATACTAAAACTGCTGAGCTTCTGCGTACTGGAGCAATTACCCCACAACAAGGTAATGCTAGAAGAATAGAGCTTCAAAAAAGTGTAGCAGCCTCTGCAAACGGTAAGTCAGGACAGCTTGCAAGGCTTAGGAGTTTAGGGTTACAAGACAGTGAATTGTTTAGACAAGTTGAAGCTGGAAAGTATGAAGGAGTAAGCGATACTCAGTTTGCAAGCATTGTTTCAGACCTTGAAGAAGCTAATAAAGTAGAAGAACAAATTGATTTTTTAAAAAAAGAAGGTAGAAAAGATCTAGCCGAACAGCTTGAAATAGGAATGATTACTTCCACTGAAGCAGGAAATAAACTTAGAGAACCGCCTTCAACAACTCAATATGCTAATCGTAAACAAATGCTAAGGGGCGATTCTATTGTCTGGGTTGCAGACGTTAAAACTGAAGGTAAAGACGAGTATGTAGGCGCTTGGAATCCAGAAACAAAAAAATGGGAGCCTGTTGATCTAGATACGCTACAGAAAATACCTGAAGAACAGAACCAAAGTCTTAAAGATATTAACAAAGAGAAATTAGATATTGCTGCTAGTTTTCTGGGCAAAGACCCTGATTACATTGACTTATCACCAGCGGAACAAGATCAGGCGAAGTTTAAGTTTGCTTTTAGAGTTAATGAATTACTCAGAAACAAAGAGGTAAAAAATCTTGACCAAGCTTATGAAAAGGCTTATGAGGAAAGAGGCGAGTTCCAAAAAGAAGGCTGGTGGGCAACGAAGTGGGAAGGCTTTAAACAATCTGTAGGCTTAAAAAAAGAAGCTGAGAAATACATAGAAGAAGCAAGGCAAGCACAGAAACAGTAAGGAACCACAGTGGCTACTAAACAGCAACTAAAGGATGCAATACAACGTGCTCTTGATGACGACAATATGGAAGCTGCTTCTGAACTCAGGGACAGGTATTTAGCTTTAGAAAAGTCGGAACAACCACAAGAAGTAGAGCAACCTAAACCAGAAACGGTAGAAAAACAACCTAAGAAAGACTTGTCTTGGTTTGATGAGTTTGAGTTTGCTTATGATTCTTCTCACACTGATGTAGCTAATTGGGGATTAGCTTTGGAAGCCTATTCACCTATGGGACAAATAACTATAGGTGGAGAAGATGGCTTAGTTAGCTACCAGTCTCCTCTAGAGCTTTACGGGGATGAGTTCATGGATATGGACTACGATCAACGTAGAGACTTTTTGCTAAACCGTAGAGATCAAATGGTTGCTGAAGAGCATAAAGATACCATTATTCTACAGGAAGAACAAGGTAAGTCTGCTAGTGCTGAAATACTTGGTGGTTTAACAGGTATGTTAATGTCTCCTACGACTCTTGCTCCAGTCGGAAGAGGCGTTATGGGTGCTGCTAAAGCCGGTGGACTTTTAGGTTTAGAGATTGAGGCTGCTGAGCAAACAGCGGAAGGTTCTTTGGATTTAGTAGACCTTGCTAAAGCAGGAACCATAGGGGCTGTAGGCTCTGCTGCAATAACTAAAACTGCTCAAGCTACCAATAATGCTGTTAAACTGGTTCTTGCTAAAAAGAAAGTTAAAAAGACACAACAACAGATAGATAATATGTCTGCTAAAGTAGAAGATGAACTAGCTACTGGCTCAGCAGAAGGTCTATCTCCTAAAGAGAACTGGGCAAGAGCCAGAAGAAACTTAGGTCTGTCTTCTTCAGAAGTAGCAGACTTAGCCGCTCACGGTAAAGTAAATTTTCCTTCTCCAGAGCAAGCAGCACAAATAGCAACAGCTAAGGCTAATCCTATTCCGGCTTTACATGCTGCGCGTAAAACTATGGATTCTTTACTAGCTCCTGTGTCTACTGTTGTTAGAAACATAGATGAAAGTACGTTTGGAAGGCTAAGGAAGTTTGAGTTTGATACACATTTCGGCATACAAAAAAATGTTACTGAAGTTTCAGACTTTATGACTCTAGCTTCTAAAGCTAGAAAGGGAAAAAACTCTGCACAATATTCTGAGTTTGAATCTTCGTTGTTTAATGGAAATTTTCAAAAGGCAAACAATATTGCTCGTGTTTATTTTCCAGAGCTTCTAGAGCCTTTACAAAAAGTAACGGGGGAGAAAGGTCTTTTAAACGGTCTCTACAAAGAATTAAAGAATAATGGAGTAGATGTAGGATTTTTAGAAAACTATTTTCCACGAGTAGTCAAAGACGTAGGGGGTCTTTTAAATTCTATTGGTAGAGAACAAAGAACTGTTTTGGAAAGGGCGCTGACGCAAGAAGCTAAAAATCAAAGGCTCACTAGTTGGCAAGAACTAGACAGCAATGTTGTCTCCGATGTAATTAATAAAGTTTTACGAGGAGGTAAAAGATCTAAC